TATTTATGTTGTAAACGTGACTGTTGTTCCATTAGGATAAGTTGTTGTTCTACATGTTCCACCACATGTAATAGTGAATGGATCAGGTGTCCAACTTGGAACTGTTATTGGTGTCATTATTGGCATTGGAGATGTTATATATTGTACATCTTCCTTCTCTAATAAAACCATAGCTTCTTTTAAAGAAATCTTATTTTCTTTAATTAATTTCTCTAATAATTCTATTTTCTTATCAGTCATTATTTAATGTTTTTAAAAGCATTTCTAGGGGGAGCATTTAAAGCACTTTTGTTTAAACTTCCTAAGTTTGAACCCATATGTCTAAAAGGACTCCTCATAGATAATTTACTTAATTTTTGTGTATTTTCCAATTTATCTGTTGTAATTTCTACTCTTGTAGTCCTTCCTCTGTTGTTTTGCTGGATTTGTGCAAATGCTACAAGTGCACAGAATGAAACTAAACGGTCTACGTTTAAACCTGGTTGATATTGTTTCATTTCTTCTAACAACATAGGATCAGGAATTCTTTCTACACCATAATGAGTTTTCATCACCTCACCTTCTGTAGATGTTTGGATGTCTAATTCTTCTTGTAAGAATTGAATACCATAAGAAATAAGGTGGGTTTTAAATAATGTTCCTGTATTCTTCCACCCATATGTAGAAAATACATTAGCATTAGAAGACAATTCTTTTAGAAAAGGAATCTGATCTTTTGGTACAAGATACTTCTGCTTCCTCTTACTAATCATATATTGTATAAAAAGACTCACATTATTCTCCACTAATGTCCAAGCGTTATACCACTCAATCATCATTTCTAGTCTTTCATGTGTTTTTTGTAGGTCATCAAACCTTCCACACCATGAAGCTACAATAGCATCCCTTTCAAAATGTGTGCTTACATTACCCTTTCCTTCATCTTTAATTACTTCTGTAGGATTCTTATAGATGAATATACTGCATAATGAATCTGATGTGGTTGTTTTACCTTCTCCTACAGGATCTATAGAAGCATAATATGTACCCCAAGGAGATTTTGGTACAGGTCTTTCATATATACATATCACCCCAGACTTATCTTCCATAGTTTTATCTATGGGAAATTTCTTTATAGGACTCTTATTAGACTTTTTAGCTACTATCTTACCCTCTGCATCTGTATAAAGATCTATATATTCTACAGGATATTCTCCTTCTTCTATACGTTTGAGTTGATGAGATATTAAATGTGGAGGGAATACAGACTCTTTTCTTGTAGCAAAAGCTTCTTCAATGTTTGTTGGTTTTTGAGAGATACGCAACTGATATTGTTCTGGACTAAGATCTTTTTTCCATTGTTTGCGTTCTTCATATATAGCTTCTAGAGCATCATTAACTAAAGATTTACCATACTTATCTATGTATGGAGGCATACTCCATTGTTCAGGAATAAATAATCCTGTTTCTCCTATTGTTTTGTTTGCATCTAATAAGTCTGTTGTCACTGCTAACATACTAAACTTATGAGGATATAATATCATATCTTTTAGAGGAATACACTGATCTAGATCACCCACAGATCCAGCAGCAATAAATGTTCCTGTTGTCACCATACCAGATTGCATGGCAGGTCTCATGAACTCATATGTATCCATCATCTTAGGAGCAATACCTGCTTCCTCATGAAAAAAGTAAGTGACAGGTCCACCCACACCATTTGTAGGGTCTTTCTCAAATGATGTTCCTGTAATGATGGATTTATTTCCTTTATAAGTGTCCCTTCCTCCTATCCTCACTTTAATTCTTTGTTGCCATGAAAACACTTTATCTGGTTCTGAAGGTCTATACCAAGCAGTGTGTTCATTAAGAAAGTTTCTATATTCATTGAGCATCCTCCAAGATCCTTTCTCAGAGATGTAGTCTTTAAGACTTGCTCCTATCTTATTTACAGATCCTTCTTCAAACCAATATGTGTTTATTAGTTTACCCATGTGAAAGTAAGAACTAGCTATCTGACGTTTCTTTAGAATAGGACAGTGTTTATAGTTTAGTTCTGCTTTCCATTCATAAAGTGCCATATGATATTGTGCATCTCTCACTTTAGCAAAATCAAATCTTTTTTCTTCCTTATCATAAATAGGAAGAAAGTTCAACCACATATAGTAGTCTCTTGTTAAATACCAAGTGTGAGAGTTATTTTTAAAGATAACTCCCACCTTGCATTTATTTTTTTGATCATCCCAATAGCTTACAAAGTCTTTACTCTTTATGGGAGAATTACAATAATATCCTTGTTTTTGAAATTTTCTAGCCTCACTATTAAATAGAAAGCTTGTTTCATCAAAATGATATCCAGCATCAGGACCTGCATCTATAAACATAGAATTTACAAAATCTCTATAATCCTCCCTTGTATCAAAAACTGTGGTTGTCCATGTATTGTTTTCAAATGTAGGAATAGATATATAGTGTGTATTTTCTATTTTATGTTGCTGCATGAATTGATTTTATGTGTCTAAGAAGCTTACCCATACTGGTGCTTGTGTAGATGTTGTCTCCACCCATTCCATTAAGGTAGTCAATGTAATTGTCTCTGTGAAATCCACTCCATAGCTTAGTGTAAGGGTTGAAGTGAAATATCCATTGTTGTAAATATTCATCTTTTATCACCATATAATTGCAATATCTCTTTCTGCTATCATTAATTTTGTTGACAGATCATCTAGTTCAATTAGATCTGCTGACTGTAAAGAAAATGAGGGTACATAAACACTATCCCCTACATTAACGGAAGTGACATCTGATCCAACAGCATACACTTCTAGGTGTGTCCATTTTTTCATCATTTCTCTTTCCATCTCATCTTCCATTTCTGAAGACATTACAATTGTTGTTTCTGGTTTTACTGGTTTAGATAACAAGACTCTTGTTCCAATTAGTTTTTTCATGTTTGTTTTTTTTAATTATTAATTATTGGTCATATGCTAAATTCTGTCCTCCTCTCACTGTAGACTGTTGTTCTTCTTGGAGATCACGGAGGGTTCCTTTAAATGATTGTCTTATAGCTTCAAACTTAGAAGCAGCATTAATAAGAGCTGTTATATTACCATCTCTACCATGTTCAATCTCTGTAGTTTCCATATACTTAGCTAATCTGTCAAGCATAGTTTTAATACCCATATATGCTCTCACTGTAGGAGTTTCATATAGTTTTTTTGTTACTTCTAATGCTGTTCCTATTAATTCATCATCTGAATCAAATGTTCCACCCACTTCTCTTCTTATCATTTCTTCTTTATCTACTTCTGGTACATCAAAGAATGGATTGAGGTCTGGGTTAGGACAAGATAGATAGAATAAATAAGCAAATATATTTGTATGCTCTTCTGGGTAGGCTTCAATAATCTCCTTATAACAGAGCATTGTATAACAATGTTCTGTAGGAATCACCTTACCATTTTGTAAATCAAACAATCGTATCATAATGTCATTAATTGATTTTTATCTAAAGATAGTTCAAAGTCATAAAATCTATCAATAGCATTATCCCTGCTCACAAAGTAGATGAGATCTCCCTGTGTTATCATTATTGATGTTATTATTCCTAAATCTTGCTGTGTATCTGTAATAATGTAAACATGATCACCTATATTAAACTTGTTTTCTATTCTCATAATTTTAAAAATTGTGATGCATTAGTTTCATCATCTATTAAATCAATAACATAATGTCCACTTGTAATTCCTGTAGGAGTTATTTTAATTTGTGTTACATGTAAATCATCCACCCCATCTGTAACAAATGAGTTTAAATAAAGTTCTTTAATTTGATTTAAAGAATAACCTTCATTTTTTTCAACAGTCCATTTGGATTCATCCTTTATAATAGGACTAACTTTTATTTTTTCCATCTTTTAAATGATTTATTAATGTTATAACTTCTTGTTTTAAATAAGGAACATCATATTGCACTATTTCTTTTACAATAGGATTACCATCTGAATCAATAGCTGAAATAGGATTGTCATATTTATCTCTACCAACTTCTTCAAATATTACATGCTGTAATGTTAGAGATCCAGGCTTATATAAAGGATTATGCTTAATAATAATATACATATAAATACTCAATTGTAAAGCATAATGATTAAAATTACAATCATCTAGATGAGCAAATGGTGGTTGCATCTTTTGACTTTTACCATCCCATCCTTTAAAAGATTCTAATTTAATTTCTTTATTAGTCTTATAATCTATTATGTTCACCTTCTTATTTACCACCTCTACATAATCAGACTGACCACATAATCCTACAGACTTTAAATAAACCATGTGTTCAGGATATATACCTTCTACAAGCTTTTGATCAGGTGCTGTTTTTGTACCATCTATATCTACATTAGGGATGTATATAGAAACATCCATACCTTCCCTACCTAATGTAGAAAGTCCACATATATCAGCTTCTCTTTGATTGTGATACCAAGTTCCAAGATCTGTTGCTCTTTTAGCTTCTGCTTTCCATGCTTCTTTAATATCTTCTGGTTTCATTCCAAACCATTTAGACTTCTTAGACTTACACACTTTATTAGCAATAGCATCTGCATCAAATGGTGCTTTAAACTTAGATATTAAGCTTGTTACTGATGTCCATTTAATATCATCTCCATCTGTAGAGATATATTCATGAAACTCTGGTTTAAATTGTAATGCCATTATTATAATTGTTTATTTAATGTATCTTCTTCCTCATCTGTTAAAATAGCTTCCCATTTAGGAGAAGACAAAGGACATGCTGAACTAAGACTTCTTGTTTTTAAAGACAAACTACATCCACAACCACCTGTTAATTTATTACAGCAAGGGGCTGTTCCAAAAACTAAACATCCTTCTCCTTTTATATCATAATGCTCACATTCTGTACATATTAACATTCTTTCAGATGCAATGTCTTCAATATGAGCTTTTTTAAAAAGGTTATTTTTTATACCCTCTAAGATCTGTTTCCTGTTTTTGAATATTTGGTTTAGCATTTGCCAGTGATTTTTTATGTATTTTAATAAACTCTTTTCTTTGTTCTTCTTCTAAACGTATACTTTCTACACTAGAGAGTAAGCTCAGTCTTTCTTCTACACGTGGAACAATGTGTTGCTTTTTAGGGTTGTCTTTAATAGATTCTAAAAATCTTGTAAGCTTTTCCATCTCTGCTGCTATAGCCCAATGTTTTGTCACAAAATCTCCAAGATTTGTGACATGAACTCTAGGAGCTTTTAATTCAGATAGGGAACTTCTAACATCTTTCCAATACACCTTAATAATCTCTCCCACTATTTCTACAGGGAGGTTGGTTTCTAATGCTGTGGAAACTATTAGATCTTTAGCTTTAATTGGTTTCAACAGCTAAAAAATTATAATTCAATAATATATTACCTTCTGATATAAGACCTATACTAGGATTGATGTTTAATCTTTTCTTATTCTTACCATCCTTAATTAATACACCTTTTTTAACAATCTTATTTAATGAATTCCTAACACTCTGTGGTGTCTTAAAGATATTCATATCACAAGCCTTGTTACAAAAACTACTAATATCATCCCCTCCATTTGTGGTGGCTAATAAAACCACACAATCCAAATCAGCATTAGAAAGCTGTATCTTATTAAAAAAGCAATAAGAAAGAAGCTGATAGAATACAACATCCCATTTACTAATAACAGCCTTTTTATAAACTTTATTAACTTCTGCCATACATTATTTCTTTAAACCTCTACTTTTAGAAGGAGCTGGGGTTTCAACAGGAGCATCTTCTCCTACACCAACAACATCCCCCACTTTAAACCCTTGCTCACTAAGCTCTGGATTAGCATCTAAATCTTCTTGTGTAATAGTGTGCTGCTTAAGATTATCTTGGGGAGCAGATATCTGTGCTATTGTATACATAGCCTTCATATACTCAGCTCTAGCCATAGCAATCTTTGTATCCAATTCTTGCACCTCAAGCTGAATCTTCTTAAACTCAATCTGCTCTCTCATAAAAGCAATCATGTCTTCTTTAGTGGGAACTTTGTCCTCTAATGTTTCTGTGTTAGTTGTATCTTGTTTTTTCATATAAATTATTTTATGCAAATATAACTTTATAAGTTTAAACTTTCCAAATTTATTTTTAAAGAATTTTATAATGTGTCATATAAAGGATGAAATCATACATTATTGTGTATTATATAACACATTGTGTTTTAATTTTTTTTTCATATAAAATTTTTTATATAGAATTTTTAGTTTGTAATTGAGGATGTGATTGAGTCCCCAATAAACCATCCCGTCATTTATATTAGGGATGTAAACCCCCCTAATATATAATATGAAATTAATATTTCAAAGTGCTAGCAAAGCTAGCAAAGTTGCTGCATCCATGGAGCAAGCAACCAATGAACAGGGTACACCTGTTCAAGCTGCTGTTATCAGTTTCACTGATGGCAGCAAAGCACTGGTAAGTGCAAAGCACTTCAGTGCTGATGGCACTCCAAAATTCCTTACTCAGGAATTAGGGATTGCCAACGGTTATGACATTCAAACCATCCAAGGCCAACCTTGGATAGTTGAACGGTCTAACCGTAGCAACATTAAGCTCTAGCTCACGCTAGGGCTTAATGCCTTTTCAGTAAACTAAGTATTCACAGTGTACTAAGTAAATTGATTTTCAGTGAATTAAATAATTCATTTGTTTCACGTGGAACATATTATTAATTAGTTGATTATATCCATTCTAGGAGGTTATAATCTGTAAACCTACTGTCTCATAGAAGACAGCTTGAAACACCAACAAAGGTAAGGGGCTATTAATATATGTTTCACGTGGAACATTTGTTGTTTTTTTCATAACTCATTGATTATCAGTGGGTTTATGTGTGGCAGACAACACACACACCTTTTCTTTAATAGCATAAAAACCTTCATTCCAGCAAAAAAGTTGCGGATGATATTGCTATAAGTCTTTTATGTTCCTTACATAGACTATAAACAATGTAAAATACAAGGAGTGCATGGTAGCTCAAACTCAAAAAAAATATAACAATGGAAACAATTATTGAAAAGTATTACATATCACCAGGTTCTGTA